CCATTTCAGCATCAGTCATTTGTTTTTCTTCTAATTCATACACTTCCAATAAAGCATCAATATCTTCATCAGACCAATCTTCATCCTCTTTACGGAGTTTAGCAAGAATGGCACCAGCAACACGCTTACCTGCTTCAGCAGAACCGTAACGCTCACCGGCCTTCTTTGCAATCATACCAAAAGCTTTTCCTGGTTTGCCAATGTCTTTACCAGCACGAGCAGCTTTGGCGAAATAACCTGCTTTCTCGTCAATTAATTCTTCTTGTTCGACTTCTTCACTTACCGACTTCCAACCACCACCCATTGCTTTATATTTTTTTGAAGCCCAACCATTAGCATATGCAGATGGATATACAGCAAATTTAGACTTGGCAGCTGCTTTAGCCCGAGCCCATTTTTCTGGACTTGTTGGCACATTTTTTTCATCCAATTCTTCAACTTCTTCTTTTTGTTGACCACGGAGAATTTTAAAGTCTTGAGCGTCAATCTTGTTATTCTTATTCTTATCAATCTTATGTTGATTACCTTTGAGAGCTTCAATCAGTTTATCTTTAAACTCAGTATCTTCTTTCATTTTCTTATCAGCAACTGCCTTTTTCATTGGCTCTTTCTTGTCACCGTCTTTGTCCATATCTAAGAAGTCTGGCTTGGCAGCTTCATCATATTGACCTTTGGTTTTCATGTAATCTTCTTTGTCTTTTTGTAACAAATCTTTAGATTTAGGACCTTTGATTGTATCAATGTCTTTTTTAACTTGGTCACGGCGTGCTTTGGCTGAATTACCATAAGAAGAACCATAAACTCTCATGCCAGTAGAAGTCATCACTTTTTCAGCTTCGTCTAGTTCATTTCCTTCTTTGTGCATTTTGTCTACGTGCTTACTGACTTCACCATCTTTGCCGTGAAGTCGTTTTTCATGTTTTTTTACTTCATCTTTACATGAATCTTCTTTTTCTGTAATTTCTTTTACAGCTTCGGCAACTGAATTCATTTTTAACTTATTAACGAACATTTTATTTCTCCTGTTTGTTCTTCTTTTTAATTTTTATTTGTGTACCAATATTTCGTTCTGCGTCTTTATAAGATTGCATGGGCTCAAAATTTGTCGCACCATTCAAAACGCCACCCACACCCATGTCGGATATGGATATATCATTCTGAAATCCTTTGTATTCTTTAATTGTTTTTCTAAAACTACTAAATTCTTTTTGTTCTCTGTATGTTACATCGCCTAGACCGGACATGGGATATACTGTTCCCTGCTGGCGTGTATCAAATTCTGGCCCCACACCTGCGGTGTTCCGTAATCTTTGACTTACGGTTGGGGCATCTACTATTCGTTTCTTCTTTACTTGCTCTTTGTCTTTGGAGAAGTTGGTTTCTTTCGGTTGTGGGTTGACTGTGAGCGTGGGTTTGCTTTCTTCGCTGTAGGTGCGGAAGATGAAGGTTTTTCGCTTACTGTTGGAGTTCCACTTGAGGTCGTCTCCGTTGGAATCGTTTGGCCTGTTGTCGGCTGGGTAACTGTCGAGTCCGGCTGCTTTGGGCACGCCAGTTCTGATGAGGCGGGCTTTATTTTCAAAAAGTTTAGAATTGATTTTAACATTTTTTTCTTCCTTAATTAAATTATCACTTGTATTTAACTTACCGTGTTTTTCTAACCACGATAATGATATATCTCCATAGACTTTACCTTCAATGAAGTTATGAATATTTAGGTAAGTTTGAGTTATATCTTCTTCGATTGATTCCAAAGAACCAGTATTATCAACCTGCACAAACCGGTCAAAGGATTCTGCAAAAAGCTCTTTATTTTTCTGAGCTTGTGACCACTTATCATACCGAATAGATTCCACCATCATACGAGCCAACTTGGTATTTCTTTCTTGACTCACCTCATTAGTGGTATTAACAAATACCATCATGGTTGAGTAACCCAAATCTTCCAGTTCTTCTTTGATATGGTTGATTTTATCGATACTATCTGCTGGTCCATTAATGATTAGTGGACCACGGTTACGAATAGCTTCTCTACGGAAGTCATTGGTTTTTTCAGATAATTTCTGTTTATCTGCAAGATAATCAAAGGCTTGATTGGAATTTAACTCTACTGCACGGGACTCAGGTATTGATTCACGGATAACAATATCTTTACCAGAACCAGGTCCACCAGTTACGAATATTGCTTTGAACAGACCACGATTGACATTTTCGTGGATTCCCATACCCTTGCGTGTATCATGATAGAGTTCTTTGGCATGATTGTCAGCAACGTGTTCTGGTACACCTTTTTTAAACTCTTTGTAATTACCTGAGGCTGCGTGTTGACGCATTTTAGTGCCAGACATACCTTCAGAACCTTCAGCGTCTGGATCACGATGGCCAGCAGAATGAATAGTAATTTTTTTGAAGTCGTAATGGCCGTGTTTACCTTTTACACCATTGTATTTGTTTAACGAATCTTTGAATTCTTTAACACGGTCAGAGCCAACCACAACATGGAGATGTGTTACACCTTTCTTATGTAATTCGGCTGCATGATGAAAAATACTTGGTTTCTCTTTTGTGGAGTTTTCAAAATGAGTACCCGGAGAATATCTTTTGAGGTGTTTGATTTTGGTTTCACCAGATAGTGGATTCTTTTTAGAATCTTGTGAGTGAGAAACAATAACAGAATGAGAAGCATTATGTTTATCTGCAACCTCTTTTACTTTATTAATAAGTTTCAAATGGCCTGTTGTAGGAGGATTCATGCGACCAAACGTCATCACATGGTGTTTCTCACCTTGTTTGGTTTCTTCTACTAATTCTAAAAATGATTTCATTTAATCTTTATGGCCCAATGTTTTTTTAAATTTATGTAAATCTTCATCTTTATCTAAATCAATGTGGCTTTTATTTAAACCTTTTACACCATCTGGATGAAAAGCAACAGTTCTCGCTGACTTGTTACCTTTTTGTTTTTCTCTGATACGCCATTTACCTTTACCAGAAATAGAGGGCAGGCCGTGGCCAGTTTCATCTTTCTCACCAACTTTATATGTTCCGTGGCCACCCACTTGTAAAACATGGACATGGTGGTCTTTCAAATAACCTTCAGCTGGGTGTAAATTTGGATGTTTAATTTCAATGGTCTTTGCTCTTCCTGAACTAGTTGATTGTTCTTTTTCTGGATCAGGATGATTTTTATTCATGTGTTTAAGTATGCCAGACTTTTCTATATGTTTAGCATATTCTGGTCTTTTTGCTCTTTGTGTATCTTTAATGTGCCATCCTTTTTCTTTTGTATGATGGATGGTTAATTGACCCATAGCCGCTGTAGTACCATTTTTTGTTTCGCCATTGAGTAGATGGCCAGAAACGGTACCGGCATGAAACTTACCTTTTTTCTTATTTTCAACTGCAAAATCCGTGCCACTTGAAGAACCTGCACCCGAAAGATGTTCTGGCATAATCTTATGGTGTTTCATTCTCTCAACAAATTTAGATTCATATTCGTGCCCTTTATTTTTAGGAGCAGCACCGGGTTTGTGTAATTTTGAAATAGGAATTACATGATGATTTCCGGTTTCATCTTCTGCATGAACATGAATTTTTCCGTTAATATGTTCAACTTTGTGTAATTTTACGGATGAACCTGCAGGAATATCATCGTGTTCTTTAGCTAAGACATGAGTTGGTTTATTGGAACCAATATGTGGATCAATATATTTCTTTTGATGTTCTTCTCCTGTTTTACCAGAAGCAGTTAAAGTACCACGGCCTTGTTCTTCAATTAAAAAACCTTTAAAGCTTTTCATTTTCTAACCTTTAACAAATTTTGTTTAGCAAACTCAGCACGGTTAACTAATTTAGTTGGTTGATTGTCATGATGAACCACAAAACCTTCTGGTTTAGATTTTTTACCTTCAATATGATGTTGGTAGTGTCCTTCGTGTGTTTCTAAAGATTTAACCAAAGCATTTTTAGCTTGGTGTAAATGATGATGCATTGACAATAAGTTTCCATATTGTGCTTTATGTTTCTCAACATGAGCAATCTGTGATTCACCTTCTTTGGTCTTTTCAGACTTGGATTTCTCGGTAGTAACTTTGGCAGCCTGCTTTGCATGAACATCATGTAAGTGTTCTTTGAATCCTTTAACACTTGGAACCTCATCATGTCTTACTGTCTTGTTTATGTAGGTTGAGAGATGGCCAGCTTCTCCACTATGCTTTGGATGAACTGAATCGTACATCTTGTGGCCATGAGTGTCGTGGATTTCTTTAGCGGCCGCCATATGTTTTTGAAATTGTTTTTCATTCTCAGCAGAATGTTTTACTTTACTTGTATCATGTTCAGCACCATGAATATGCACATCTGGATGTTCTTTAAACTTTGATGTATCTACATGAGGTGAAGCGTGTTTCATATCATCACTATACTGGTGATGAACTACAACACCAACCTTAGAGCGTTTTATTTTTTCGGCTTCTTTACCTTTAGCGGTATAAGTGATTGTATTTGGAGTGAAAGAAACATCACCTTTAGCTTCTGCTAGATAACCCTCATGTAGTGTTTTGGTATCTGCATGGTGCATCAAGTCGCCTTGAAATACACCTTCTTTTGGTGTCACTTTTGGTAGATGTTTGAGAGCGTGTTTGAGTGTCTTTGCAAGACCAGGAGCATGGCCATGATTTTTATCGATGTCTGCTTCTGTATGATTGATTTTTGGATTCTTATTGAAAGCAGATTTAGTTGCAACAAAGAATTTACCATTTTTAGGATGGTGACCAAAAACAATCGATGGTGAGCCATCATATTTCATTGTTAGATTGGTACTCTTATGGCCACCTGTCATATGTGCATGAGCTTTCATCAAAGCTGCGTGAGCGTGTTCAAAACCTGCGTGACCATGCATTAGTGGTCTATCTTCCGCATGATGAATGTGTTTAAGTTCAGAACCTTGTTCAGATTCTTCCGTTAAGAATGACTTAAATGATAACATTGAATTTCCTTCTGATTTGCAATACACTTTGATTGCCGGTTGCTTATTTATACAACTTCTTGGTTCTTGAGCTCAAATCTTAGAAAGATTGGCTTCGATACATAGTGACTTAATTATTCCATTTTGTACCTTCAAAATCCAACCAATAATTGGTCATCCGACCTTTTCCTTGAAGTAGATAGAATGGTAGAGTATGGACCAATCCTCGACTGGATCCATAGTATATCAGGTCTTTAGGTCCTCTGTCAAGCGCCCAAGCAAAGTGGCTAGAACCAGTATCACCACCCACAAATACTTCGGCTGTGGTAATGTGGTAATAATTCTGAACAAAGTTGGTAGAATACCGCCAACCTTCAAATGGGCAACCTTCGGTAGGTTCACCTTTTTTACAGATTATCTTTTCATAATCCTTATATTCTTCGGTAGAATACTTGGCAATAATTTGTTCATACACATTCTTTGGCCAGTTTCTCCATTGATTGTATGGTGCATCAAACAATGGAAACACAGCAATCTTCTTTTCCATTGGTGCGTTATTTGGTATTTTTACCAGGTCACCACAAATATCTCTAAAATCCCAAACATTTACTTTTCTCCAAGGTAAAGATTCTGTACCTTCTTCTTTGGAGAAATAGTTAGTCATCTTCAACATTATCTCATAAAATGTCTGACAATGTGTGTCGGAGCTAACATTTCCTGGTTTCAAATGAAACTGTATTGTAGGATTGTTATTTGTTTTTCTAATGTGTTCTAAAACATTCGCAACAGCAATCATATCGCCATTACGAACTGTACCAAAAGTACCTGGTTCAATATTGATAATCATACTGTAATATCTTTCACATAAACTAATTTAGATTTACGATTGCCATAGTAATGCCGTTTGAAATCAAACTCAACAGGATGGCCGTCCCAAGTTCTCATATCTTCATCCCAACCAACGATTGTTTCTTTATTCATCAAGTCAGCAATAATGCCAATGCCTGTGAATGTAGTAATGAAAGGATGTGGATTCTGTTTGATAAGATTGCAGTTATACATCAATGGTTT